CGAGGCAGCGGAACCGCCGAAGAAGACCGACGATACCGCCGGCAAGTCGGATACGCCGCCGGGTGGCAGTGGCGATGGCTCTCTGTCCGGCGGTAGCGGCGATGATACGTCGGTTTCGGTGGCGACCGGCTCTGGTCAAGATACGGTTTCGGGTTCCTCTGCGTGATTGACTTCGCCGGCGACCTCGCGCGCCTCTACTCCGATCCTCTCGGTTTCACGGAAGAGGCGAGCTATGCGCCTGCCTCTGGTGCTCCGTCGATCGCAATTCGCGTGAAGCGTCGGGCGCCCGACGAGGTCGGAGATATCCGGGACACCCAAATCTGGACCGAGACGACCGTCTTCGACGTGCCATGCGCCGATGTCGCCGAACCCTTGGCCGGTGACCGTATCACCGTTGGAGCCGAGACCTTCGTCGTTCAAGGCAAGCCGACACGCGACAGCCTTCGTCTTGTCTGGCGGCTGGATACGCGGCCCGCATGAGATACCGGTTCGAAATTCTCAAAGGGTTCGATGAGGCGACGTTGGCGCACTACCATGACGGTGAGCGGGCTGTCACACGCGCCGTGCGGGGAGCTCATCGGCAACTGCGAGATCGTTGGCGGGCCGAGGTGCGCGATGCGCTTGGCAAAAAGATGGCAAATACTATCCGGGGTGAAGACTATCCTAAAGGTCATGCAAGCCTTGGTGCCGCTGCAGTGGTGTGGACGAAAGCGCCGCGTATTATTGGGGCACACGATCAAGGTGTGACGATCCAAGCGCGAGATGGCTTCTGGCTGGCGATCCCTTTGCCGGCCGCTGGTAAGGGCCGCTTCGGTGAGCGCCCAACCCCGGCCAAATGGGAACAACGATATGGAGTTAAGCTCCGCTTTGTCGCGACGCGCGGAAGTCGATATTTCCTTGTCGCCGAAGACGCGCGAGTGACTCGAAACAACTATTTCAAAAGAAACTACGGCACCGGTGTCGCAAGGCAAAAAAAAGGAAAACGTCGAAAGAGGGATGGGATCCTGACTGGAGCGCAAACAGTCCCTGTCTTCCAGCTGGTCCCGCAGGTGAAATTGCGCAAACGGTTCTCGCTGATGCCGATCGCCGAACAGGTGGCGGCTGGCATTCCCGCGCGGATCGCGGCGAACTGGGGCGACTGACATGGCCACATCGACCGGCGTTTTTCAACTTCATCCGAGCAGCTCGGAAGGGGTCCTGCAGGCCTTCAAGGCTCAGCTGGAAAACCAGCTGATCTGGACCGGGGCACGGATCGTGCGCAATGAGCCGCGCCCCATCGACATCCCGCCGGGCGGCTTGCTGATCCTGCGGGACAGAGAACCGGGCGAGCCGGAGGTGAGCCTGTCGCCCCTGGCTTACAGCTATGAGCATGAGGCCATGCTCGAGGTCTATATTCAGGCCGCGGACAACGATGCCGCCTTCGACCTGATCAAGCAGGTCATCGGCCAGGCGATTGCGCAGGACCGCCTGCTGGGCGGGCGTTGCGACTGGATCGAGGCGGAGCCGCCATCGATCGAAGATTTCGCACCGGAAGGTGCGGCCCCGCAGAAGGCGGCATTGATCCCGATCCGCCTGTTCTACACGACCAGCGATCCGCTGATCTGATCCAAGAAGGAGTTAAGACATGGCACGAGCCTACGGGTCGCGGGCGCAGATGGCGCTTGCGTTTGAATCCACCTATGGCACGGCACCTGGCAGCGGTTTCGCGCAGGTGCCGTTCATTCGGAGCACTCTCGGCGCGACCGAGGAATTGCTGAACTCGGACGTTCTGGGCTTCGGGCGCGACCCGCTGGCCCCGGACAAGGACGCGCTGGACCTCGACGGCGATGTCGTGGTTCCGGTCGATGTCGAGGCCTTCGGTCTCTGGCTAAAAGGCGCGTTTGGATCGCCGTCGACCACGGGGTCGGGCCCTTACACCCATGTGTTCACGTCGGGGGGCTACACGCTGCCGTCGATGTCGATCGAAACCGGCATGCCGGAGGTCCCGCGCTTTGCGATGGACACGGGATGCCGGGTCAATTCTCTGAGTTGGGACATGCAGCGCAAGGGGCACCTGAGTGCCACGGTCAACCTGATCGGGCAGACGGAAGCCTCGGAAACGACAAGCCAGGCTGGCACGTTGGCCAGCTACACGCTGGCCCGTTTCATGCAGCGCCATGGCAGCGTGACACGGGGCGGCTCGGCTCTGGGGGACGTGGTGTCGGCCCGCGTGAACTATTCCAACAACCTCGAACCGATCGACTCGATGCGCGGGGATGGCCTGATCGACGGTGTCGATCCGACCATGGCCGAGCTCAGCGGTCAGCTGACTGTCCGGTTCGGCAGCGAAACCCTGCTGGACCAGGCCATCAATGGCGATCCCGCGGCCTTCACCTTCGCGCTGAGCCGGGGCGCCAATGAGAGCCTGACGCTGTCGGTGCCGCGGGTGTTCCTGCCGCGACCCAAGCTGCAGGTGGAGGGGCCGCAGGGCATTCAGGCCACCTTCGACTGGGTCGCTGCGCGGCAGACCGATGGCAACCCGATGGGGTCCGTGACGCTGGTCAATTCCGTGGAGAGCTACTGATGATCCGGCTCAACCTGGATAGCGGCCCGAAGGTCCTGGACCTGGGCCACGGGGTCGAGGTCGATGTCCTTCCGATGTCCACGGCCATTCGCCTGGACGCCATGGCCGATATGCCGGAACGGGACCCGGACGCTGGCGATGTCGTCAAGAGCGAGGAGCGTATCGCCTTCGCCAAGGCCATCGCGCGCCGGGTCATCGTGGGCTGGCGCGGTGTCGGCGATGCCGATGACAAGCCGGTGGAGGTCACGCCCGCGGCGATCGACGCGCTTCTCGATATCTGGGACCTCTTCAACCAGTTCGAGCTGACCTACATCCTGCCGGGGCTGGTGCTGGCCGATGAGGGAAACGTCTCAGCGCCCTTGCCCGATGGCTCTACGGCGGGGGCGCCGACTACTGCGAAGCCTGCGAAGAAGTCTGCCCGGACTGCCCGAAAACCACGAACCGCCCGAAAACGGTAGAGGGGCTGCAGGTCTGGGACCTGGTCCAGCGGATCGGCGGCCAGCTGCGGGTGACGCAGGGCGCCGTGATTGGCTTTGACATGACGGCCGCCCTGGCGGTGGCCGACAGCATGGGGCTGCGCCGTGACGCCGTCACGGAGCTGCTGCCCCTGATCGAGAATGTGATGGTCGCCGAGATCAGCGCGGCGCGAGAGGATGACACGTGAGCGAGAAACAGATTTCGGTTCGCCTTCACGCCACGGGGGCGGAGGCGTTCAAGGCGACGCTTGTGTCGCTGGGGCGGGATGGCGAAAAGGCGCTGAAGTCGATCGGCACGTCGCACAAGACGGCGGCGACCGCGGCCATCGCTCATGCCAAGGCTGTTCGGGATGACAAGCAGCGGATCGATGCCCTGCGCGCCTCGATCGATCCGGCCTTCCGGTCGTCGCAGCGGTTTGCGCAGGCCCAGGCCCAGATTGATGCCGCCCTCAGGAAAGGGCTGATCAGCCAGGGCCGGGCCAACAGCATGATGGTGCAGGCCAAGCAGGCCTATACCGAGGCGACCGTCAGCGTCGATCGGTTCGGGCAATCTGCCGGCCAGCGGCAATTCGTGATGAAGAACCTGGCCTTCCAGCTGAACCAGATTGGCCAGCAGGGGGCGGTGACCGGGAACTACCTCGGCGCGCTGTCGATCCAGTTGCCGGATATCCTGGCCAGCTTCGGCCTCTGGGGTGTTCTGATCGGCGGGGCCACGGCCGTGCTGGGCCCGATGGTGATCGAGTTGCTGAAATTCGAGAGCGCATCTAAGGCGGCAAAAAGGGCCCAGGAAGAACTGGGGCAGGCCATGTCCGAGGCGCGCTCTGCTACCGATCGGGCGCGGCAGCCGTACCGGCAGCAGGTCGAAGAATATGGCGAGATGGCCAGTCATGCGCGCGAGCTGTTCGAGATCGAACGGCAGATCGCAAATGCCCGGGCTGGTGAGGCGCTGAACGCGGCGGCCAGGTCGGTGGCTGGGGCCTTGGGGGCAGGCGGAGCAGTTGGCCTGGCGCCAGAACAAATCCGCAATGCCAGGAATGAAGTCAAGGCACTGCAGGGCGAGATCGAGCGTTTGAGCCAGGCGACGATGGTGTCGGACCAGCAGTTCAAGGCAAATGCGGAGCGCATCGGCCAGATGCGGATGGAACTGGGCAATCTCCGTAGCGTTTCCAGGAACCTGGATGACCTGGGCGATATGTTGGGCATCACGAAAGCGAATGCTCGCGAAGTGGCTGCCCAGTTTGCGGCCATCGAAGCGTCGGACAATTCGCGCGAGCGGGCTGATGCGATGCGCGATCTTGCTGCGTTTATCATCCAGACGTCCGACAACCTGTCCGATGCGACTGAGGAGGGTGAAACCCTCTACCGGCAACTACTGTCTGCAGCGATCGAGGCGCTGAACCTGTCGCGGCTGGAGATCTCGCCGGGCATCAAGGCGGCGGGCGATGAGGCCTCGCGACTGGCGGATGAGCTTGGACGGGCGCTCAGCAATGCGACCGGGCTGGCGGCGAGCAGCGTGACCGACGTGGCGCGGGCGCGGATCGAATATGAATACCGCGACGATCCTGTCGGCCGCGCGGCGGCGCTGGCCGGTGCGAACTTCGATGCCAAGTCCAAATTGCCGGACGGTGTCCCGGGTTTCGTGGTGGATCAGATCAGCCCCGACCTGCAGCGCCAACGCCAGCAGGTCGTCAATTCCGCGCGTGAGGCAGCGCAATGGGCCGAACGGACGGCGGCATGGCAGAAAGCCCAGTCCGAGGCCGCGCGAAAGGGTCGGGGGGCGTCATCGGCTCAGAAAGAGCAGAACGAGATCCTGAAGAAGGCCGAGGCGATCTACCGATCGACCCGGACGGAAACGGAGCGGTATTCCGAGGAACTTGCCGAGGCCCGGGCGGTGCTGGAGGCGGGGGCGATCAGCCAGGAAACCTTCAACCGACATGCCAAGGACCTGCAGGAACAGTTTGGCCGCGGCGAAGGCTATGCGCATTTGCGCAAGGGCATCGACGGCGTGTCGGAGGCGCTGGCGCGGGCCGGGGTGTACGGCGACAGTCTGCGCGAGGGATTGCACCGGGTCTGGCAGGGTATTCAGTTCGACATTCTAAATTCCGGGATCCGGGAAGCTCTGTCCCAGGTCTTCGACTCGTCCGGCCTTGGGAAGGGCGCGTCGGCTGTCGGCAAATCGTCGGGCGGTGGCTGGATCGGCAAGCTCCTCGGCGCGATCTTCAGTTTCGACGGTGGTGGCGATACCGGGAATGCACCGCGGCGCGGTGGTCTCGATGGGCGGGGCGGCTTCCTGGCAATGCTGCATCCGCAGGAAACCGTGATCGATCACACGCAACCGGGCCGCACCGGCATGTCGGTGCTGCAACGGCTGAAAGTCAGCGTGGAAGTCACGGGGGCGGGCAATCTCCGCGCCCTGGTCCGCGACGAGGCTGGGTCTCTGATCGCGCAATCCGAGGATCGCACGGTGCAGCGCGCCGTCGGGGCCATGAGCGAGGCCAGCGTCTACGGCAGCAAAAGCTTTGCAGGAATCTGAGGATGGTCGATGTTATCGCCTGGCCGCCGGTCGGCCTATCCGCCTGGGAGCCCAGCCACGAAGATATCGTAAACGTGTCCCGATCTCTGATCTCCGGCAAGCGATACCTGTCGGCTGCGCAGCCCCGGCGCCGTGTGGTCAGCGCGACCGTGCAGGGGCGCGGGATCGACGCGGCCGGCGCCGGGTTCATGGAAATGCTGAAGGACTTCGTGGCGGGCGGCGAGAACCTTGTCCGGATCGAATGTCAGAGCGCGCTTTGGCACCGCACCTGGGGCACCCGGGGCGCAGCGGCAGAGGCGGTCGTCGACGGCGACTGGACCGCGCTTGAGTGTACCGGGTTCGCAGCCAGTCAGATTGTGGCGCGGCCACACGACCTGGTGACCTTCACCACGGGCGGCGAGGATTACCTGACACGGGCCCTGACGGTTGTGCGATCCGACGGTGCGGGCGACGCGCTGATCCGCGTGCGGGATGACCTGTCGGGGACCGGCACCGTGGTGATCGGGGGTACGGAAAGTATCGTGTTCGAACCGGTGGAAATCCCGCGCGCGGTGCAGCCTGCCAAGGGAGACTGGGCCTATTCCTGGTCATTCCGCGAGGTGTTCGAGGCGGAAACCGACGGCTTTGTCGAGGTCGATCCATGGTCATGACGCGGGGGACCCCGACGGCGCTCTTGTCAGCGTTTGCAAGCGGACGGTTCTACCCGGTGGCCTTTGTCTATCTCGACTGGCCGGAGGGCGAAATTCGGTGGCATACGTCACGGGGCACGATCACCTGGGGCGGCAATGACTGGCTGGGGGTCGGAGCCTTCGGGAACCTGGCGTTGCCCGAAGAGGCGCTTAGCCTGGTTCCGGCGGAAGCTGCCCTGCGCCTCTACGGCGTGCCAGATGATATCTACGATTACCTCGACGATCCGATCCGCAACCGCCCGGGGGCGATCTATGTCAGCGCCCTGACGACGCGGGCGGGATCGACCCTCGTGGACGATCCGGTCGAGATCTTTGCGGGCTACATGGATGCCTTCGGCATGAAGGAAACCGTAGAGGTCAGCGGAGGCCGGACAGAGCTTCGAAGGTTTGTCGAGCTGCAGTTGGGCAGCGGGCCGGGTGCCCGTGTCCGGGGTCGGATTGCACATTCGGCGGAAGACCAGGTCACCAAGTTCCCGGGTGACACGGCCGGGCGGCACCTGATCCACAATCGCGCCAACGCGGAAAAGCTGACATGGCCCTCGAGCTGACAGGCGACCATGTCCTGCGCCTGTCCATGCGGATCATGGGGCGGTGCTGGACTTGGGGGGAGGCGGATTGCTGCACGGCGGCCTGTGACGTGTTCCAGGCCCTGCACGGTGTCGACCCGATGGCGTCGCTGCGGGGAGCCTACCGAACGAAGATCGGCGCGCAGCGCGCGATCGTCGCCCGGGGCGGATGGATGGCCATGGCCGAGGCGCTGGCGCGTGAGGCCGGGCTCGGCGTCGGGCAGGGGGAGGCCGGTGACATTGCCCTCGTGAGAACCGAGTCCGGGCTCTACGCGCTGGCCGTGACGCTGGGCGAAGGGGCCTGCGTTGCCAAGTCACTCAACGGGGGCACGATCCTGCAAGGTTTTGAAAGGAGCTGGGCATGCCCCAGGTAGGTGTATTCGTCGCGCAAGCGGCGGCGGCGCTGTCGAGCGTGATCGGCATCACGGCGACGAACCTGCTGTTTCAGCTGGCCGGCGTCTACGTGCTGAACCGCGTGGGATCGCTGCTGTCGCCGCGGCGCGCCGTGAGCTCGCCCGATGCGGTTCGCGAACTGGCGCAATCGACGACGCTGCCGCCCTACCGGTTCGTGTATGGCCATACCCGCGTCTACGGCTCGCCGGCCCCCTGGCGGGTGAAGGGGACGATCCTTTACGGCTGCCTGATCCTGAACAGCCGGCCGTCGCAGGGCAATTTCACGATCTATTTCGACAAGCGCCCGATCGCGCTGTCAGGCGATCTTTATGATTTGAGCGGTCTGGGCGCGGTGGCGACCGAGGCGCCGTTCCTGGGGTGGGTGACCTGCTGGATCGGCACGGGCGATCAGACCGGCCCGCCGGCTCCGATCCTCGGGGAAGTGCCGGAGCTGTTCCAGGCAACTGATGGCTGGCAGGGCAGGACCGTCCTCTGGGTGCGTCTCGATATCGGACCGACGACAAGCCGGAATGAACGCTGGCCACGCACGCCGCCCGAGATCGAGGTCGAGGGCGACTGGTCCCTGGTCTTCGATCCGCGCGAAGCGGGTCACGACCTGGACGATCCTTCGACCTGGTCGTTTTCCGACAACCAGGCGCTCTGCGTTCTCGATGCCCTGACCCAGAACCCGGTGAAGGCCTATCGCGAAATGAACCTGTTGATGGACAGTTTCAGCGATGCGGCGGACGTCGCGGACGAAACCGTGGCGCTGAAGTCGGGCGGGTCCGAGGCCCGCTACCGGGTGTCGGGCGTCCTGATCTGGTCGGAAGCCGAGATCGAGGACCAGGTCGAGCCGATGATGGTCGCGGGGGCATCGCAGTTCACCCGGGTCGGCGGGCGGCTTGGCATCCTGCCCGGCGCGTACCGCGCGCCCAGCTACACGTTGGACGATGTGCTGGCGCCAGGGATCGAGTTTCAATCGCTGAAACGCGGGCGGGACCTGCCGACCCGTGTCACGTCCAGTTACACGAGCCAGGGCCGCGGTTATGAAAGCGCGCAGCTGCAGCCCTGGGACATTCCGGGGGCGGCAACAGCGGATGGCGGCGTGCCCTCGACGCTCGATCTGCGCTTCGACATGGTCCTCAGCCCGACGCAGGCGATGCGGCTGCGCAAGATCCTTGGCCTGCGGGCCCGTCGGCAGCGATCGCTGAGCTGCATTGCCCCGCCGGCCGCCTTCGACCTGATCGGGGGGAATGCCGTCACGGTCGATCTGCCGGCGCCGCGCTCGGCGTTGAACGGCATTTACGAGCTGGCTTCGCTGCATCCCGGCGTTTCGCCGGTCGGTGATGACGGCGGGGTCGCTCTGCGTTGCCCGATGACCCTGATCGAAACCTCGGCCTCGATCTATGATTGGGACGGCGCGACCGAGGAGGAAGACATCGTCGCGGAAGATTTCGACGCGACGCGCGCCGGGATCGGCCTGCCCGGCGCGATCTCGGCGCAGACCGGGGCGGCCTATGATCTGGTCACGGGTGGCGGCACGGTGCCGCGCATCCGCTTCGCCTTCGATCCCTCGCCCTCGGCATCGGTCACGGAATATTGGTGGCAATGGCGCATCCATGACGAGGATTGGCAGGATGGCGGGGCGATCTCGACCACGACGATCGGGGGCGACGGCAAGCTCTACGGGTTCCTGAATGCGGCCGGTGCGAACATCCCGCACGATATCCGGGTTCAGGCCCGGGTCGGGGCGGAGGCCTCGGGCTGGCGCACGATCGAGAATGTCACGATCGGGCTGAGCCTTGCCAACACGGCGGCCGCGAACGGGATGGGATCGGTGGCCTTCAGCTTCGACACGCCGGATTCCTCGATCTTCCAGGGCGTTCGGATTTACAGCGCGGCGGTCGGAGAGGATTTCGCCAACGCATCGCTGCTGGTCGACCTGACGACCTATGCGCCCGGCGCGGCCGGTCAGGCGCTGGTGGCCGGCGCGACAGATACCGTCAACCTCTTCACGAATTCCGGCTTCGATACGGCGACGGACTGGACCACGCCGGGGGGGTGGTCGATCTCGGGCGGCAAGGCGACCCATGCCACGGGCTCCGGGGCGACGCTGTCGCAATCGGTGAGCGTCGACGAGGCGGCAACCTGTCGCTGGGCGCTGACCATGTCGGACCGGACCGATGGATATTGCCGGGCCCGGATCAATGGCGCGACCGACGATGAAAGCGATCCGCTGGAGACGAACGAAGCCCATTTCGGGGTTCTGACCGCGCCGGCCTCTGCCACCAGTGCGGGGGCATTCGGCAACAGCACGTTCGACGGCTCTGTCGACGAATTCTACCTGTTCGAGCAAACGCCGGACTGCCTGCCGCAGGGGGCGGCTGATTACTGGATTGTGCCTGTCGATCAGACCGGCGCCAACGCGGCGCCGCAAGGCCCGTTCACTGCCATCGCCTATTGAGGTCATCCCATGAATTTTCTGCCCAGCGTCCTGCGTCTCACGCAGGGCGCCACCTTTCGCGTGCTCTTGAATACCGGCCTCGACCTGGAAGGCTATGCGGCGACCAGCGCGGCGTCCTGGGGCGAGGGATCGTCCGACCTGGACGTGCGGCTGGTCGATGGCGGCTCCGGGGGCGTGATCGAACTGGAAGCCGCGCCGGCTGTCACGGCGACCTGGCCCGTCGGCCCGGTAAAGGCCGACGTCGCCCTGACCCTCGGGGATGAGCGGCTGCAGACCGAACCCCTGATCATCAATGTTCTGGAAAGGATTACAGAATGACCGGCTATTCCGTTGTCGTGACCGGCGGCGGCCGCACCGGCCTGTCCGCATATGAGGTCTATGTCGAGGTCGAGACGGCTGCCGGGCGCACGCCGCTGTCGAAGGAGGACTGGGTCCTCACGCTGCCCTGGACCCTGGACCCCACCAGCTGGAATGCGCTGTCGACCTACACCGAACGGACGGCGGTGCAGCACAATGGCAGCCTTTGGCTGGCGCTGAAGCCGAGTATCGGCATCACGCCTGGCACCGATGCCACGGCCTGGGTGCTGCTGCTGACCGGGGTGGATACAGACCTTTTCGATGCGCTGTTGGTCCAGGCCGAAGCCGAGGCGACGGCCGCGCAGACCGCCCGCGCGGCGGCGGAGGCTGCAGCGGCGTCTGCCGCGGCCGAGGCGCCGACCTTCGCCGATACCGCCGCGGGCCTCGCGGGCACGTCGGACGGCGATTATTTCCGCGTCATCGAAGCCGGTTCGGATTATGTCTCGATCTACCTCAATGACGGTGGCGCGGCGGTGGCCCAGGCTTCA